CACAACGAGCCTGGCTCCATTCGTCATTAGGCGTCGGTCGATGCCGTGATGTTCGTCTGCATACCAACTTCGCCAGCGAGGTTGGCGATGTTGATCGGCTGGTAGAACTGACATGCAGCGCCAACGACAGCTTCCGTGATGTTCGCGGCGTTGTCCTGGAGCATGATGTTGATGTTCGGACCGATGCTGCCAGTCGACGTAGCAACCATCGTGATGGCAACGTCAGCAGCGTTTTCCGTCCAGATGTAGGACGGGGTCGTGCCACCGCCGATGCGGACACGGTTCATTGCAGTCGTGACGTTCTCGATGGCAGCGACAGCGAAGTTGCCGTAGAGACTGAAGTCTTCGATGACCGTGTCATCGCCGCCAACCATCGTAATGGCCGTGTCTGCGCCCGCCGCGGCAGCGCCACGGTGAATCCAGCCGGAGATGCGGAGGCGATTGGCGTTGGCGTCAGTGACGATGAAGTCAGTGGCCTGGCCAGTGACGTCTTCCGTGACGATGTCGATCAGCGTGAAGTCAGCAGCGTTGACGTCAATCGGGCCCGTAAGGGCGTCGATGCCGCCAGTGAAGCGGAAGTTCACCATCGTGATGTTTGCCGCATCGACGTCCATGTCGGCGCCGACCGCCGTCGTGAAGTTGATCTGCGGGCGGAGGTTGCCGTTGCCGAGACCAACGAGCGTGATGCCAGCGACATCGAGGTCGAGGCCAGCAGCAGCGGTAACCGTTTCAACGTGGCCAGGCATCACAAAGATGATGTCACCCTTGTTGGCGCGGCACCTGCCGACGGCGAAGTCTATGGTCTGGAACGGGTTTTCGTAGGTGCCCTTGTTGCCATTGAGGCCGACAGTGGAGCTGACCCAGAAGACCTTGCCTGGGTGCGGGAGAGCGACGGGCACACCGCGGAGGGCGACACCGTTCGGGAAACCTTTGGGGTAATTCGAGAGCATTTTGTTTCACCTTTCGTGAAAGTGGCGGCGGGACCATTCCCGCCGCTCACAGTCTCATTCACTGCCCTGGCGGCGTTAGACGCCCTGGCAACCGAAGATCGAACGGAAGTCCGTGCAACCAGCGGAGAAGCGCATGTACATCGCGGCCTTCGCGTTCTTCGTGTCGAAGTCGTTGTCCTTGTCGAACATCGGCTGGTCACGCCAGAAGAAGGTCATGCCACGCGGGGCGTTCGTACGGACGAACCAGGCTGTCGTCGAAGACAGGTAGTGGTTCACCTTGATCCCTTCCGGGAACATGTTCGTCGCCTTGATGACATTGATCGCGTTGTTGGCAGTGTCGTTCTGGAGAACGGACTGCACAATGCGGTTGGCCTCGTAGAACAGGGCTGTCGGGACGATCAGGCAGCGAGGCATGATCGAGACCTTCTGTCCACGCGCGTTCACGGTATCCATGATCTGGATGCCCATGTCTTCGATGGCCGCTTCGGTCAGGTCCGAAGACCCGGTGAGTTCATTCGACTGGTCACCAGAGATGGTCGGGTGATCCGTCGCGATGAGCTCCTTGCCGTCGCCGAAGGTGTAAAGGTTGTTGAACGCACGGTTGTAGATGTTCGCGCAGATGTTCTCCAGCGTCTGACGGCCGGAGAAGGCAAGGGCCTGGGCACGACGCTCAGAAACCTGCTTGTACATGTTGTCGCGAAGTTCTTCGAAGGTGACGATGTAGCCGAGGGAGTAGGCGACGTGCGTGTAGCGCGTCACGGTGCCCTGGGCTTCGGCGTCGTACCTGGTCGCAGCGCCCTGTTCCTTCTTGTTCAGGAGCCCGAAGCCAGTGACTTCGACATCTTCTTCGTACGACTTGTCGGAGGTCTGCACATCGAACAGGTCGGTGTACTCCTCCTTGTGCTCGTTGTACGTCTGGCCCCAGATGGCATGGATGCCAGGCCAGAGCAGTTTGGGATGGGTACCCGTGTTGATCACTTGTGTCATTTGATTTCCCCTCCCTTACACGCCAGTCAGGTTGCGGACGGAGTGCAAGTTGATCTTGCAAAGCCATCGCGCATACTGAGATGCGAGTTCGTTGTCGGTGCGGTTGACGCCGCGGAGAAGACGCATCTGGAGGGTGGAGCCAGTCGCGACGGTCGAGGAGTCGAGCTGCCAGCCCGAATATCCAGTGACCGTCGAGCCAGCGCCCGCCACAAGGTCCACGTTCTTGGTGCCAGCCGTTGCCATCGCAATAGAGCCACCCACAGAGTCTTCCTGGGCCTCGAAGATGAGGTCCGGATCGTCTGCGACGAGGATGTATTGAGCGACAGAGGCTGGGCGGTAGACAGCGGCGTCACGCAGAAGCGTAACGACTGGTTCACCGCCAGAGACAACGCCGACCATAGGTCCGATTGTCTGGTTCGTAGCGCCAGCCGTTGCAATCTGCACGACTGGGATTCCGTTTGCGTCTGATGCGCCTGTCGCAATGAGCGGGAGGCCAAGGAACAGTGCCGTCGCATAGGATGCGGGGACAAAGTACACATTGGCCTGCCCGTTGTAGGGCGAACCGTCGAGACGCTGAACGGGGATGATGCCGCGAGGCATATTCCGATTTGGCATGGCCAAATACTCCATTGAGCATGAAAAAGAATGATGACCAGCGCCACCACGGCACTGACCCTGTGACGCTTATCGCGCCTTCCTTTTGCTCTTCAGAGTTCCTTCAACGTCCTACAGTGCCTTAGCGCTTGGCCTCGTTCTTGATCGAGATGCCCTGGCCTGGCGTGTAGAAGTTGCCTTGTTTCTCATTCGTCTGGACCCCGTTCGGGAGATTACCAGACCTGATCCCCTGCTCACTCTCGTCGACTCGGCGCTGGTCCGATGCGAGGTCTTCCCTCCACAGAACCTCAGGTATCTCCAAGAGGTACCCGATCATAGCCCGACCATCACGATGTCTTCCGTGCAGCTTGGAGACAATCTTTCCTTCGTGGTCCTTCACATGCTCCCATCCGGCTGCGCGTGCTTCCTCTACGCGACCTGGATGATCAGCAAACCAGTGCCGTCTATACCCTTCACGTCGCGCATACGCAAGTTTTTGCGTGCGGCGGCCGAACGGGACACGTTTTGCACGAAGCTCTGCGATCCTCGCGTTGAGGGCATCGTCCTCGCCGGAGACTGATGAATCCACACCACCGATGGAGCCAGCGGCTGCCTTCTGGGCTGGCGCTGCGACTGGCGCCGCGCGCTTCATGGTTGGGTACGGCTTTGGGTCGTTAACGTCTGACATGGGTTACTCCTCAATCTCAGTGCCATGATACTGGCGAAGGAACTCGGCTTTCGTGTACGGCTGGTAACCAGGCTTGCCTTTGCGAAGGTCGACGTTCTTGGCGATCTTCGTGTACTCGGCCCTGGCTTCCGGTGGCAGTGCATCCCAGCCCTTGTCGAGCTTGCTGCTCGTGTTGCGGGATGGGTTCTGCATTGAGCCGCCACTGTTCACGGGTGGCTGTGATCGGCGAGCTGTCCCGGCGAAGTACTTGGACTCCTGGAAGCGGCCCTGGACCACACGGTCGACCTCAGCGAGAGCTTCCGCGAGCGTGAGGCTTGGGTCTCGCTGCCGTATCACGATGAACTCGGCGTTCGCCACCGCGTGCATGACCTGGTCGTTGCGGTACCACTCACGCTCCGGGGCATTCGCCCAGGCAACGGCAACCGGATCAGGCTGCTGCTGGTTCGGCTGCTGGTTCGGCTGCTGGCCCCTGTCCTCGGCCTTCGCCTTCTTCTGCGAGGTCAGGCCGGATGCCGCGTTGGCCTGGTGAGCTTCCTGGAGCTCCTTCATCTTGTCGATGACCTCGACAACACGCTCCTGGTCACCGTCGGCCGCGGCCTCCTTGGCCTCCTTCTTCAGCTGAGCCAGGGCCCGCTCGTACCCACGCTTCTCAGCGTTGGTGGCGACCGCGCGCATGGAGTCCAGGGCCTCGCCCATCTCATCCAGCCTGGACACCGCTTCAGCCAGTTGGCGCTGCGCTGCGTCGGCCTTTGCCTCGGCTGACGCCGCCCGGCGGTCCAGGCGCTTCAGGTTTTCCCGGAGGATCGGGGCCTCCTTCTCGGCCCGGTCGATGAACTTCTCGGCCGGAATCCAGTCTTCAGGTCGCCCGTGGAACTCCTCCTTCGGGTACCATCCCATGCGCCTGGCACGGGCCTCAGCCGACATGTCCAGGTCATCACCTGACACTCCGGCGCTTTGGTTGTCATCGATATGACGATCTACGAAATTGCCACCCATGGCTTAACCTTCCTTCGTCTGCGCTTCGGCGTACTCAGCCGTTGAGGCAATCAGTGCTGCGATGCAGCGATCCGACATCAGACGGTATTGCTTGCCGTCCAGTCCGGTCTGCTCGCGTCCGGCGTAACGCTCGAACACGACACGGTCGCCAATCACGGGCTTCCTTCCCTCCCAGGGCCTGGTCCGGTCGGACAGCCACAGGAATGCTCCATCGCCGATGGCAACGATGATCCCGGTCTCGGCCATCATCTGCTGCTTCAGCTGCATGTCGGCAGTGACGAACAGGTTGCCAGCCGTCTTGTCTGGCGCCACGTCGCACATCACGACAACGCTGTCGGCCAAGGGAGTGAACCCACTGCGGTTCTCGCCATCCCACTCGGCCTCGACGTACTCAAAGTTTGCTGCTGCGATTCTATTCGCCTTCATTACTCGTTCCTTCGATGCCGTACATGCTCGCAACGTGGCCGAACTCCAGGTCAATCATCTCCTGGACTGCTCGAACCCTGCCGCGGGCCTCCAGCTCATCTGTAAGTTTGAGCGCTCCACTCTCCCACTGCTCGACCATCCGCGTAATCAGTGCCCCGCGATAATCTACCAGGAACTCCTTGAACAACTTCGTGACTGGATGGTGCTTCCAGACGTTGAAGTCTCTTTCGGTGACGCCTTTGACGTCGACCTCAGCTCTTTTTCTTTCCGACATTCGCTACCCTTATGGATTCCAGCCGTGTCTTGTGACGAAGCTCGATCATCCTGGCCTCGGCCTGTGTGGCCTGGATGAGGTTCTGCACGCCTTCCAGGTGAAGCATCGTCAGCTTGATCTGCTTGTCGAGCGCAGAGCCGTCGATGTCAGAGGCGATCTGGCGTGCTTTCATCATGTTCAGCAGGGCCGCGGTGTGCTTCTCGATCTCCTCGGCGCGCGTCTTGTCGACGATGGCCTTGGCCTGCTCGAAGGTGACCTGGTCCATCGGGGACGGGCCATCGCGCGGTGGGAGAAGGGCCTCGATGTTCTCGATGCCAGCCGCCTCCAGGGCGCGCTTCCTGATCTCCATGCCGTCCATCATCCCATCGTCTTTCATGGACAGGAGGAACTGTGCGCGACCCATGCGCTGGATGTCGGTGATCATGTCAGGGTCAGCGACTGGCTCGACGCCGCCAGCCAGCTCGTAATCCTTCTTGGTCACCTTCTCGAACAGGTCACCAGTCTGGAAGCGCTCACCTGGCTCTGGCAGGTTCTTGCGGTTGATGCGGAAGAGCTCGCGGAACTCCTCGGTCAGTGAGTGGTACACGCGCTTGAAGATGTCCTTGAACACCTTCTGACCCTGCTCAAGGATCGCGTACAGGGCGGCCGGATCGGTGGATGCTGGCGTCTGCTGCCCCTGGAGGATGCTGCGAACACCTCCAAGCTCCTTGCCAGCTTCGAACAGTGCGCCCAGGAGCTGGAAGAGAACAGGTGACGGGCCGGGGTGCTGCATCTGGTAGATGGCATCGCGGATCGATGAGCCCATCGTGTTGACGATCTTGAACTCGCCCATCTTGAACTTCATCGGACCACTGTGCATCGACAGCTGCGAACCGATGAAGCCACCACTCACGTTCGAGAGGTGTCCAGCGTCGAAGAGCTGATTGATGGACGTATTAATAGCTTCGTTGATCGGTCCCAGGAGGTGCCCCCAGCCGTGGCTGTAGATGGCTGACTCTGGGTTAGGGATGAAGCCGTAGAGGATGTAGTAGGTCTTGCGGTGGATGGCGACGATCTGAGGCCCTTCTTCGGTCTCAGTGAGTTCGATGCTTTCAGCGTCCCAGTCGAAGCAGGCCGTGATGGCCACGACGGTTGCTGATGTTTCATGGACCGTGACAACGTACGGCTCCGCATAACCATCTCCGTCCAGGTCCCAGCGTCGATGCTGTTCAAGGAAGGTCTGCGGAGCATCCACATCACTCGAATCGGCGCCTTGTGCTTCATCTGACGGGCTTGTGTTGCTGTACTGAAACTTCTTGAAGCGCCCTGACCTGATCTCTTCTTCGATCTCGTGCGGGTACAGGGTGAACACTTCGGTGATGCGCGGGGCACTGTCCATCGAGCGCGCCCAGTAGTTGATCACCAGGTCTTCCATCGAGACCAGGACGGTGCGACCAACCTTGCGGCGAGGCTCCCAGTAAACCTTCCTCGCTGAGGAGCCGACGATGGGAAGGATGCGTAGGAGCCTGTCAGTGTCCTGCTGCCAACTCTTGTCCTGGGAGAGGCGTTGCCAGGACATGTGGCGACCGATGAGGTCAGCTCTCAGACGCTTCGCGCCAGGCTTCTCGTAGTACTGAGGCTTGGCAGAGGCTGGGTCCATGATCGGCTGGCCCTGCTCGTCGAGCTCAGTCTCCATCGTCATTGGATTGAACTTCGGCTTCATGGTCGACTGGTCCATGACGGGCTGGCCCTGCTCATCCATGACGGGCTTGCCATCGTCATCGCCAACCACCACGCCTTTCACGACATCCCGGCCCTTGATGATGGACGGGTAGGCCGCAGCTGCGAACTCATTTGTTGCGGTGGAGAGGAGCGGCCAGATGATGTTGCTGGCCTTGTCGAACGGATAGCTCTTCGGCTTCGACTGCTGGAGCGCCAGCTCCTTGTAGCGCTTGACCTTGTCGAGCCAGTCGGCGCGGCTGGTCTTGTCGATCTCGTACTCGCGCTTGCAGCGCTGTCCCATGTCAGCCAGGACTGTACTCTCCAGCTCAGTGGCGATGTTGACCATCTGAGCGTACTGCGCGAGCTTCCTGAAAGACTCCGGCGTGTTCTCTGGCGACTGTGCCTGGGGCGGCTGACCTTCAGGCATCCCGCCCTCCGACATCTCAGCCTCTGGCATCCCACCACCCTCTTCGAGCGACTCTCCCATCTCCTGGGTGGGCATTGGCATCTGCGGAGAGCCAAAGGATGAATCATCCTCGTCCTGCTCTTCCATCAGTGGGCCAGGGGGACGCTCTAAGCCGCCGAAACCGCCGTTCACCATAGCGCTATCCCTCATCCTTGGGTTGTGTAGGAACTATGGCGAGCACTGAATATACGGCAAAACGGTCGGCGGCAAGGCGCTCCAGGTGAGCACGGTTCTGCATCGTGATCATCCAGCGGTGCATCTCAGGCCTGACGCGCCACACCAAAGTGTTGCCCTGGCCGATGTTTTTCCCGGCCCAGTGGGTCAGCGTCTTCTGCCAGTGCTCGACCGCGAACTCCTGCGTTTCACACAGGATCGGCGGTATCTCAGGCTTGTTGTCGAGGCCACCAGACCAGACGATGGTGACACCTTGCACCCCCTTGTCCTCCCTGACCTCGTCAAAGAGGGCCTCGATGGCCTCGACTGCTGCCTTGAGTGGATCACTCATTCGCCACCTTCGGGAGCGGCTCCTTCGACGAGAAGGATGCGCGCGCGAACGCATAGCGGCCTTCACGGCCGACGGTTGACTGGATGATCGGCATCACGCGCCAGTACAGCGTGGTCATGCCACCAGGGATACTGTCCAGGGCGGTCTCAAGCCACTTGTCGTAAGCCTGTTCGATGGTGTCGGACAGGATCGGCGCGGCCGGGATGCCAGCCTTCGCGTTCTTGTTGTTGGCATAGATGGCCAGGTACTCGTTGCCATGCTCGTCCCTGGCGCTCGATGTGTGGATGCCGTCGGAAACGACGTGCTTGAACTTGCCCTCAAACGCGGCAACGGCTTCTTCGTACGTCATGCTCTTCTCCTCAGTAACCTGTGACTTCGTTTCGTGTTTCGTGGTCGACGTTGTAATCGTCCTGGTACCCACCGATCTGGCGCCGCATCTCACCCTCCGTCCTGGCGGCCAGCTGCTGCTCGCGGCTGGTCAGGAGGTTCGAGGCGAAGATGTGGGTGGCCGAGTACTGCAAGCCGTCCATGACGTGGGACACCTGGTTCTTCTCTGGCTGGTCGGTGTAGCGCTCACCCTGGACGCGCATACGACGGTATCGGTACAGGCCAAGCAGCGCCTTGCGAAGGACCTTGCACCTGGGGTGGATGATGAACTGGGGCATACCGCCAACCATGGTCGTGAGCGGCTTGCGGATCGACTCCAGGCGCATGGCCAGTGTCTGGATGCCTGGCTCGATCATGATCCCCATCGCGTGCATGATGCCGTAACAGGTCTTCTCGTCGGTCTGGCTGCGCTGCATACCAGCCGGGTCGCCGACGTCGATGAACCTGGGCTGCTTCTCGAACACGTTGGATGAGTAGCGCATCACGGAGTCGGCAAAGGCCTCGATGCCTGAGTTCTCGGTGTAGAGCTCGTCGAAGATGAGCCAGCGACCGTCGGGCAGCACCTGGCTGAACGCGCACGCTGGTGTCAGACCAAAGTCCCAGCCGCGGTAGACCGGGAGACCCGGCATCGGCTCGATCTCCTTGCAATGGATGTGGTCGCTGTACTCCGGGAACACAGCCTTGCCTGACTGGACGAAGCCGTACTTGCCGTGGATGTAGACGTTCACCCACTCCTGGGACTTGCCGATGGCCAGGTTCGCGTAATACTTCCGGCCGCCAGGTAGGTTCGACAAGTTCTCTGCCTGGGGTGAGAGACCCGATGGCTGCCTGAACACGTTGGCGAATCCGGCTGGGTGCTCCTTCTCTTCGAAGAACTTGTACCACTCTGACTCGACGTCAGGAGGGTTGGTGTCCATCCACACGCCGTGCCAGGTCGGGCCACCATCACGCTGGGACGGGTATCGACCGACACGGCCCTGGACAGCCTCGACGATGGACCAGGGGATTTCCCTGGCCTCGTTGATCCACGCCCCGGTCAGGTCCAGGGAGAGGAGCTTCTTCACCGAATCAGGCGTGTCCAGGGCGCGGAACATCACTTCGATCTCGATGCCGATGTTGCCCCATCTGCGGATGTAATACGTGTGCTCCCCGGCCACGTAATCCCCGAAGTGCTTGGGCGGCATCCAGTCGAAGAACGTCTTCATCGTGGTGTCCTGGAGCTGCGGGAACGTGTTGCGGATCACCGCGAACCTGGTCCTGCGCTTACCATCCACCAGGGGCTCCTGGTTACGGCCTCGCCGGGCCACCTCGATCACGGAAGCTGATGACTTTCCGGAACCGAAGGGCCCGACGATCCCCCGCATGAAAGCGTCCGACCTGGCGAAGTTGGCCAGGGTCGGACACCCCTCATAGTCATAGGCAATTTCAGTTCTTCGCTGACCCGACATCTATGATCTCCAGGTCACTGATGTTCGGGCGGCGTTCAAATCCGTGGCACCAGTCCTGTGGGCCAACCTCCGGCCAGAGAGACTTCACCTGGAGCCCCTGGGGCACTGGGATGAGGACAACCTGGGGAGGGTCCTTCTTGCAGGTCCTGGAGTTGGGGTCGAACTGGCCGTTCGGCCGGACAGTCATGCCTGAGAACGTGCAGGCGCCGCAGCTTCTGGTGGTCATTGTGATTCCTTCACTGATGCTTCGATGTACGCACGGATCAAGGCCTCGGCCTGCTCGTTGGTGAGCTCGACGCCAGGCACAGCGTTCTTGACGCTGATGACCTCGAAGCGGCTGATGTTCTTGGACGCAGCTTCAAATGCCGCGCGCGTCATGCGGAGGCACTCTTCGGTGATGGTGGATTGGTCGCGAGGGTCGAAGTCAGGACTGGCGTCCTTGACCTTCTTTGCCGCCTCAGCTCCGGCGAGTATTCCAGTCAGTTGCATTGCCTCTTCCTCGTAATGGGGGGAGGCGCTCCCTGTTGGGGGTGGAGCGCCTCCATGCACGCCCGTGGCCTTGGGGATATGGGGTGGGGTGGCCAGGGTACGCCGTGCATTCTTCGATTCGCGCTCGAAGAGGCTTGTACGCGCGAACCGTTCACTCGTCTAGTGCAGTTGTTCCTTCTCCTGGCGCTGGATCGACAGCGTGGGTGGCACTGGCCCGCAGTCGATGACGTCGCCGCGGACCATACCTTCAGTGTCGAACCACTTCACGATCCCATCCCGATCCTTGGTGCGCCGCATGACGCCGAAGGCTCGAACCAGGAACTCTACCTCGGTGCCCTTTTCACCGATGCCGCGCCACACACGCAGTGTCTGACCCGTCTCAGGGTCGAACACATGCGTGGTTGTGGGCCAGCACAACATTTTCGGGGGGGTTGCCATAGGGCTTCCTTTCCATGGTTGGGAGAATGATCTCGTCGGCGAACCTTACCCTCTTCGCCCTTGCGATGCGAATGCCCTCCCTGCGGAGGTCGGAGATGTTCTTTTTCGTGGCGTTCAGGTAGCGGTCGATGGCCAGGGTGGCTGGCTTGCCATCCTTGATCAACTCGGCCCGAAGGACCGAGTACTCGCCACGAGTCGCCAGGACAATACGGACGATGCCGTCCTTGACTGGAGCTTCAGTAACATCAGACATGAGCGGGCATCTCCACAACAGTGAACCTGACCGTATCGTTACGCCATTTTTCGAGCGTGTCCAGGACGTCCTGGGGCAGCGCCTCAAAGAGCCAGCGTGAGCCGTACTTGTACCCGCACGTCGGGCACGGCTTGTTGAGCAGACCACCCTGCTCGACAGGCTTCCAGATCATCCGGTTCCATCCCGTGTACCCTCTGATGACGAGGTACTCGTTGTTGGACCTGGACGGGTCGACAGGGATTTCCTCCCACTTCTCAGCCCGCTGGTGCTCGCAGCCAGCCCGCATGTCGTTCAGGTGCCAGCGCTTCCACAGCTGGACCACGTCCATCACCAGGCCATTGTCCGGGTACAGCTCAGCGATGGTGTCGATGCACTGGCCAGAGTGTGTAATGCCCTGGCCCTCTTCACGGATGTCACCCGTGACCGACAGGCGGCCATCGCGAAGCCGGATGTACAGCGTTGCCGCTGCCATCCCATTCTTCCACTGCACCGCTGGCAGCAGCGTCTTCATCTCGTAGTTCTTCATGACACAGTCTTCCTCTTCTTCAGCTTTGCCCTTGCAATCCGCGCGGCCTGCCTCTCCAGCCGTGCCTGGTTTTCGTAGTGGTTGGCCGAGCGGGTCAGGGAGACTACCGCTGCCTCCAGCGGCTCCAACTTTGCGATAGCCTCATCCCTGGCCTTGTAGATGTCAGATGTCAGCATGTCGTACAGCCTGGCTGCCGACTCCACATCGAGCTCCGAGACAGCCCGCACAAACCTCTGAGCGAAGAACGCTCTGTCCGTCCCCGCCTCCAGGCGATTCAGCTCAGCCGCGGCAGAGATCATCCCCGCAGCCTTCTTTTCGTTTAGCACCCTGGTATTCATCACTTTCTCCTTCACCGCACCGTGCGGCATTGCCGTACATAGCCTGTACTGCTGCACAGTACAAGACCAGGCGTAAAAAAACCCTCACCTGGTCGGGCGAGGGTTCAAAGGTTGGCTGCTTGCCTGGTT